CCTAGATGTCACTGTTTCCAGTGAGCATGTTGAGTTCATGGCTCTGTCCCCGTTTGGTAAACGGGTGAAACCCAAGACCGGTCTTAGGCTTGATAACCTAAATAGACTGTCTGGTACCTCACGGTACCCATCACTTCAAAACCTGAGAAGTCAGGATCTAAAGGAATACCCGTACTTGTCCATGCTTTCCAGCATGTTGACAAAGGGTAAGGTACCTTCGAACCTTGTAGACTACTTCGGTGACTTTCAATTGAGAAAGTATGCTGAGCAAGTACAAGAATCTTGTGGCGACCCTACTTATGGTAGGATTAACGTCATACAAGAGGGCGGGGCAAAGGGTAGAGTAATCTGCTCTCCCAATGCGTGGCTGCAATTTTATTGCATGCCTTTCCACCGTTACCTTGCTAGCTTGGTCAAAAGCCTTGAAAGCGGGCACGTTGGAACAGAAGGAAGAATCTATGGCACTAGTGCCATGTTCGACCAGATCCGTGGCGCCTACCTGGCGTTAAACCGTTTGACTGACGGTTCCTTTTGTGCAGGTGTCGACTTATCATCGGCAACTGATAGGTTTCCACTAGCCGTGCAAATGGCGATGTGTGAGGAATTTGGTATCCCTCAGTTCGCTGAGGCACTTTTAGAAGTGCGGGGCCCCTATCTGGGCCCGGACGGTGAGTTGTGGTCCTATGGAGCGGGTCAGCCAATGGGTCTCTATGGCTCATTCCCGCTTTTCCACTTAACCCACTACTCTGTACTTAACGGTCTCTCATTCCTGCTTGGCTTGCAGGCAGATGGAACCAACTTTGCAGTACTAGGCGACGATGTCCTGATTTTCGAGGAATCGCTATTGGAGCGCTACCTGGCCTTCTTAGAAAGAAACCAGGTTCCAGTTTCCTGGAATAAGTGCTACCAGGGAAACCTAGTAGAGTTTGCGGGCTTTGTGCTCACCAAGGCACAAGGCGCTTGGACGGCCTTTCGGCCATACAAGTATGGTAAACACGGTGGAATGTCTAGCGTCCTGAATGTGCTTCATGCACTAGGACTTAAAACGCGAGAATGGTCCAATTATTGGGCCAAGGCCTTTGAGATCTACCAGAAAACCGTTGGTTTACGGCAACTGGATCTCTCTCCTTTAGTACCCGAAGATAGCCAAATCCGAAAGGATGAGGGCTTACCGAGCGGCCATTGGTTCGGCAGCCAGTTGAACAGGCTGTCATATGAACCGGTCGCGAGTGGTACTGCCTTGCAACCGTTACCGGAAGGTATTGCGGAAGCTTGGCATGCCGACCGCTACATTCTGTGTCAAACACAGATAAGCGATACCAACCCGTATTACTACGGAACGGCACAACCAGATGATAGGCTACTCGAACCTACCACCTTTACGCCTGAATCGTATGTTGTTTCCGACTATCGCCGTAAGGCGATGTGGAAGACATTCTTTTCAGACCCGATTATCGGCACCTACCTGCAATGACAGTGTGGTGATCCACCCTCACTGAGTAGGTCGAAGGGTGGCTGCCCTACGGGGCAGC